GCTCCTGAGGGTCAACCTTTCATTGAGAGGTGGTTCTACTACATTGGTAACAACGCAGGCCTGCTTGCTCCTAAGCAGTTTGGTAAACCAGATCCAATTGACGACCTGATCAGGAAGTTGTACTCTTCGGGTAAGCCAGACGACAGGGTCCTTGCCAAGAAGCTGCAGCCCAAGATGCGGGCTTATACCCCCGTAATTGTCAGGGGCCAAGAAGACAAAGGCGTGATGGTGTGGAGCTTCGGCAAGATTGTCTACCAACGTCTATTGGGATTCTTTGTTGACGAAGATTATGGTGACATCCTAGATCCTCAGGAGGGATTCGATCTGAAGGTGACTCTCACTCAGCAACCGGGCAAGCAATTTCAGGACACTACTGTGGACTGTAAAGGCAGGTCGAGCAAGCTGCATGACGACGCTCGACAGCTTCAACAGTGGTTGGATTCTGTTCCAAGTCTTGACGACATGTACCGCCTAAAGAGTAAGGAGGAGATTGAGACCATTCTCAACAATTGGCTCAACGGTGATGTGGAGACTACGACCCCTGATGAGGGAACCTCTCGCGGAAATTCTGACCCAGATGCGCTAGATGATCTTGTGAAGGAAGTGAAGTCCAAGTCTGCGCCTGAGGCCTCCAAGCCTGTCGTAAAGGCACCCAAGAAGCCGCAGGTTGATGATGACGAGGTTGTCGTAAAGCCCTCAAAGAAGCAATCGCTTGATGAGGCCTTTGAAGACCTGATGGGCGATGAGTTACAAGATATTTTGTTCTGAATTAATCTGAAACCGCCTCGGCAAAAACCGAGGCGGTTTTTTCATCAACAGGAGAAAACATGGCAAAAATCAAGAAAACCGCAGAAGAGCAACCGCAACAGAAAGACGATATCACAGATTTTACCAGCGACCTGATAAAGTCCATTAATAAGGAATTTGGTCAGAGAATTGCCTACAACCTGAGCGAAGACGAGGCCCCGACTGTGGTGAAGAGGTGGATTGACACAGGATCAGTCCAACTCAATTACGCCATCAGAAATGCGATGTCGGGTGGTTACCCAGAAGGTAGAATCATTGAAATTTCTGGTGCCCCTTCTATCGGTAAGTCTCACCTTGCGTACCATGCTGCCTCCATCGTGCAGTCCATGGGTGGTCTCGTGGTGTACGTTGACACTGAGAATGCCACGCCTGTCGCAAAACTTCACAGCATGGGAATTGACGTGAAGAAAAGGTTTGTGTACTGCGATTCTCACTGCACAGAGGAGGTCTTTTCAATCATCGAGTCTACAATCCTGAAAGCAAAACAGATTGTCAGCAAGAACGTTCCCATCCTGGTTGTTTGGGACTCCGTGGCTGCCACCTCGCCCCGTGCCGAGCTCGACGGTGAGTATGAAGACAACACCATCGGTTTGCAGGCAAGGGTAATTTCCAAGGGCATGCGAAAGATTACGGGGGTCATTGGGCAGAATAACGTCACGCTCCTGTGCCTAAATCAGCTCAGGACCGCTATCGGCGTCATGCACGGTGACCCAGACGTCACACCAGGAGGTAAGAGCATTCCTTATCATGCCTCTATCAGAATCAAGCTGACTTCAGGCACACAGGTGAAGGACAAGTCGGGTAACGTCACTGGCATTCACGTCATCTGCACTGTAAAGAAGAACAAGGTGGCTCCACCATTCAAGAAGTGCGAGTTTGACATTATCTTTGGCAAGGGAATTGTTGAGGACGAATACATCTTTGACAATTGCCGCACTTACTGTGAAACAGAAAAAGTTTTTGCTGACTACGCTGACAATAAGGGAAATCCTGGCAAGGTGGAGATCAAAATTTCTGGCACAGGAGCATGGAAGGAATTTCGGGTGAGCGATGTTTCTACGGGAGAGATCGTGATTGAGAAGAAGTTCTACAAGAGCGAATTTGGAGACATGATGAAGGATCCTACCTATAAGCCTTTCATTGACAAGGTGATTGAGTGTGCCTACACCATGGGATTTGACTCCTCACACGGTGAAGGTGATACCCCGGCAGACGACGAGGAGGAGGCGAAAGTTGCCTGAAAACATCATCGTTCGATACACGAACTCTCCTTGTGCTGAACCGATCGTCCCAGCGTATGCCACGCCAGGATCCGCGGGGTGTGACCTTCACATCACTCACACTGCCTACCTTCATCCTGGAGACAGGTTGCTGGTGAGCACGGGAATTTGCCTGGAAATTCCCAATGGATATGAGGCGCAGATTAGACCCAGATCGGGCCTCGCTGCAAAAAGAGGAATCACGGTTCTTAATTCACCGGGTACCATTGATGCAGACTACAGGGGCGAAGTAAAGGTGTGTCTTGTGAACCTAGGAAAGGAAACACAAATCCTTGAAAAAGGAGAGAGGATTGCCCAACTCGTATTTTCAAAGATTTATCAAGCGTCATTCGAGAGGTCGCAGGAATTGTCTGAAACCTCTCGAGGTGGAGGGGGATTCGGGAGCACTGGATTATTGTCACTTGTAATGTTGTTGAAAAACATCTTCAGTGAATCCGTAGTCTAGCAATACAATTCTCCCCTCTGGAGTTATGCCCCAGTGCTCTTCTGCGAGAGCGTCAGATGAGATCAAATCGTGTGAAATTATGATCCATGCTACGCTCTTTATCCACGGATTTTTTATGTCATCAATTTTATCAGGAGATCTTTCTACATTTCTAATAGTTCGTACAAAATCACCAAATGTAACGCCAGCTTGTTGTTCAAGACGTCTAATGTCTTCCCCACTTTTCAACGGTCTGACCAGTTCTGAGATGACGAAGCGATTCTGAGGATCGGCATAAAATATTTTAGCCACCACATTTTTTGTACCTTCGTCCCTGCTTATCTCCATCTCAGTAGCGTTTTGTGCAAGTCCTTTTTCATTCTTTGCGATTTTTATTACCTGTGTGGACTTATACACGAAAGCAATTCTGGATGATCCCTCTCCCAAGTACTGCAAAAAGTCGCTCGCATAGAACACCATTTCACGGTAATCTTGAATTTTTTTGAATTTTTCGAGATCAAATATTTCTTTACCGACTTTTGCCGTTCTGATTCTTTCAGTTATAACTTGTATAATGTACTCTTTTAGCAAATTATTATTCATTGCAATAGGTATATTGTGTGTACTTTGTGTGAAGTTGATGTTATCATATATGCATGTCAACTCCACAAAGACCCATACTGATTATTGATGGAATGAATGCGTTTGTTAGGTCATACGCCGCCTATCCGTCAATGAGCTCTCATGGGTACCAAATGGGAGGTTGCGTAGGTTTTCTAAAGACCCTAAGAAAACTTGTCAATGAAATTTCTCCTTCTGTTGTTTACGTGGCTTGGGAAGGAGGAGGATCACAACGAAGGCGCAGCCTGTACACTGAATACAAGATGAATCGCAAACCTGAGAAGCTGAATCGCTTCTATGAAGATGACATACCTGACACTGACGATAATAAAAAACACCAGCTCATTGCCCTACTTGGAATGCTAAAGAAAGCTCCGGTGTGTCAACTGTACGTTTCAGACTGTGAAGGAGATGATGTCATAGCTTACCTATGCAGGCAAAAATTTCTGAATCTTCCCAAGATAATTGCATCATCTGACAAAGACATGTATCAATTGCTAGATGACAACACTAAAATTTACAGTCTTCACAAGAAAAATTATGTAACAGTTGAAAGCGTGATAAGTGATTTTAAAGTTCAACCTAAGAATTTTGCTCTTGCCAAAGCATTGTGCGGTGATCCGTCTGATAACATACCTGGTATCAAAGGCTTGGGTTTTAAAACAGCAGCCAAAGTAATACCTCTCTTGTGTCAAGAAAATGACATCTTGTTGGAGGACATTTTTAGTTATTGTCACGCTAGGTCAAGTGAATCCGCGGTCATCAGAAGGATCGTAGAAAATAAAGAAGATGTCAAGAGAAATTGGAAATTGGTTTACCTAGACGGTAGCATGTTGTCAGCTCAACAGGCTTCCAAGATTGATTATATGATAAGTACATTTGTACCTAAGATCGATAGAATGAACATGATAAAAGAATTGATCAGAGAGGGAGTCAACGATTTTGACGTCGAAGGTTTCTTCTATGCATTTTCTGGGATCGATAACCTGAGGAACAAGGATTTATGAGCGAAAATAACCGTGTCACCACGAAAGCGTCTTTCGGAACTTACGGCAAGAATTTTCAAGAAAAAATTGTGCAAGCACTGTTGGTAGATAAACACTTTGCTGAGCAAACGCTAGAGGTTTTTGATGTCACGTACCTTGAACCCAAGTACTTGCAATTTCTTTCAGACAGGTATTTTTCTTATGCGAAGAAATACAAGGTGTTTCCGACATTGCAACTCTTGATCACAATCATCAAGGATGAGTTGAAGGTTGGGACCGATACGCTCCTCAGAGACCAAATCATCGAATACCTGCAAAGGATGCGCGCCAATCCAGATCCAGGCGATTTGCAATACGTAAAAGAAAAATCGCTTGATTTCTGTCGCAAGCAGGCCCTAAAGAAGGCCTTGGAAGAGGCAGTGGATCAAATTCAGGCTGAGAGATACGAATCTATTGTCGAAGGTATCAAAAAGGCGGTGATGGTGGGTACTGCCCCACAGCTGGGTCATGATTTTTTCTCTGATTACGAGAGCAGGTTCACTAGGTTGCAAAGAAACTGTGTTCCTACAGGCCTTGACGAGCTGGACAAGAAGGAAATTTTTAATGGTGGCCTCGGCGCAGGCGAGATTGGTGTTGTTGTGGCTCCAACGGGTGTAGGAAAGTCTCACCTTCTCACTTATTTTGGTGCAAGCGCCCTACGACATGGCATTGACGTCTTGCACTATACGTTTGAGCTGTCCGAGGCGGCTGTGGGTCTTAGGTATGATTCTAATCTTTGTGACATCGATTCAAACCAGGTGATCGATAACAAAGAAAAGATTATGCAACAGTACAAAGACATGAAGTTGGGTCGCCTAATAATCAAGGAATTTCCCACAAATACAGCCAGCATCTACACCTTGCGTAGTCACATAGAAAGGCTTGAGGTGAAGGGATTCAGGCCTGGGGTCATTATCATTGACTATGCAGACATCATGAGATCGACGCGACAGTTTGATTCTTTGAGACATGAACTAAAGCTAATTTACGAAGAACTCAGGGGATTTGCATCTGAGAAGGCGATCCCAATCTGGACAGCCTCCCAATCC